GTTATAAAGTCTGGTAAAAATCTACTTACCCTCATTATATGTTCTCCATCTCCTCTAAAAGTAATTCCTTCTCTTTGATCCTGTGTGATATCAAAATCTCCAGATAATATATTGGCTGGTATAGCTGCCGTAGTTCCAATTTTAACTTGATTAACTCCTGTTTCATGCTCATAATAATAAGTAACTCCATCTGCATTTCCAGTTACATCAAATGAGGTGTCTGTATCTGCATCATAATAAGTTGCATGTGGTAAACCAAAAATAGCCGAATCAATCCAAGCTGTTCTTGGCCATAAAGAATTTGCATTCGTATACCAAATAGGTCTGTTAATAGTAGAATCTAGATAACTATAGATAACACACCTGTTATTTACATTCGAATCAGATGTAGGATAGAACCACATGACTTCACCAAATAAATTATTCAAGCCACAAAAAATCATTTGATTAGATGTTTTATTAAGGTCGTCATAAACATAATCTTCTACCAAACAGTCAAGAGATTCCAGTTTACCAGTAAATCTAAAGAAACCATTTTCAGACATCCAATAAGCCGAACCATCCACTTCGACGGCTGCATTTTTTCCAATCAACCCACAGTTGGTACCTACTTGCTCATAGGCAAAAGTAAAAGGTTGACCTACAAAACGCATGGTGAATAATGAGGTATCCGACCAAACATAAATTGTATTTCTACCTAGCTTAGCGCCCATGATCCGTGATCCGGCAGCCAGTCTTTGTGTACCTGCGCTGTTGGTTGCTGTAGGTGTCCAAGTGTTGATATCTTCTTGAGAAGAAAATCTTATAAACATATCATCTTGTGTAGATGTAGTTCCAATAGTTGTTTCTGTTCCAAATAAAACTAAGTGACGATCAGGTGTTGATACAATCATATCTCTAGATGCAGTTGGTGCACCAGATATAATAGTTGCTCTCGTGGCAGTAGCATTTGACGCATCTGCATCCCATTCGAATACAGCTCCGTTACAAATTAAAGCAACTAATGTTGTACCTAAATTATCTAAAGACCATAAACCAGGTTCTGCAACTTTATCAGTTGTCGCTGCTGCTTGACCCCATGCTGCATAGTCACTGGTATTGGTAACCGTTGCTCCATCAGAATGAGCAGCTCTTGTTGTTCCTCTAGCATTTCTTGTAATTCCTGTGAGATCACTTCCTGAAACTCCTGTATAAGAAATTTCTTCGCTTCCCACTTGAATATAATTTGTACCTGTAGTTGGAAATCCTGTAACCGAATCTAAAGTAATACTGGTTCCTGATCCTCCAGTTCCATAAACATTATCGCCTAAAGCTCCGTCTAAAGTATTAGTTTGAGGATTCGTAACTGTACCACCAAACTGAGATATACCCCAGCCATATACACCCACTTGATCAGCTGGACCAACGTGGTAGTATCTATAATAAGTTATGTCTCCAGAAGTAGTAGCTCCTGAATCAGTTTCAGTAGCTCCTGCATCAATAGTAAGAGTTGTGGTAGTAGGCACAGAATTAACCATAAATTTTTTATCGCAAAAAGTTGTAGAGTCAAAACTTGAATCAGTTATAGAACTAAAAGTAGAACTATCACCAAATAAAATTATATCTCCTGCTACAAAATTATGTGCGGATGAAAAAGTTAATGTAACTTCAGATTCACCATTACTCGTGCTGAATGCATTAGTAATAGCTGTACCTGATGGATTCGTTAAAGGATGGATGTCATAGTAGACTCCACCTGAATAAACATATAAAATTCTATTAGTACCTAAGATAGAGTATTTGATACCTTCTTTATTCACCATTTGATGAATAGCACGTGTTGGGCCGGTTAATTTTTTATCACCTAATGAGGACCAACCACCTACTTTTTCAGGTGTACCATATCTAAAACGTACATTTTCCCCACCAGTCCATTGAGCTTCTGCTCCTGTGGGAGTGATTTGTTTATTGAAACCAGGTAAGAATCCTATTTTTTGTAGCATACCTCTAGCATTATATACTAGAGGTTTTTAATTTAAAAGCAGAATAACGGTCGTTATGCAAGCCTATATTACCATCCAAAAAATAATTTGCACCTATAATTATGCGATCTTGGTCTCCTTCGTGAGGCAATGTTCTATGGACTAAATCCCCTAAAATAGCTATTATATTTCCTTTTCTAGGGTCTATGGTCCAACTAGAAGAATTATATATATTGTACTCGTTAATTTCATAATCAAAATTTAAATTTTCTTGTATAGATGATTTAGCATTTTCAACTACGAATTTTCCATTATTATCTGTAACATAATAAATTAAACTAAAAACAATGTTAGGATGATTATGTGTATGGTGACAATCTCCTTTTTTAGCTAAACTACTCCAACTATTTGTCATGGTAAAATTATTTTTTAAGCCAAGAACTTTTGTAGAATAATGATCACACACCTTTTTAAATAATTTGTTTAAATTTTTTAGACTTTTGTGTTTTAATACACCCATATTTTTAGATAATTTAACATTGTTATCTGATCTATTTTTGTAAGAGCATATTTTCTTTAAATTTTCTATTTTATCTGTAGGGATAAAAAAATCTGTGGTGTATATTTTTATTGGAATTGCTTTAAAATCTATACTTTCTATGTTTGTGATGTTCACTTTACACCTTTAAACCATGCGGGTAATCCAACATGTTTTCTGCTGTCAAAAATATTTTCTTTTGCTCCCGGTGTTTTGCAATTATTGTAATGTAAAAAAACTTGCACACATTCTGTACCTTTAAATTTATCTCTCCAATGTTCTAAATCACACCCTCTATACACGAGCATATCTCCTGGTTTTAAATTAACTTTAACTCCTTTGTTAGCATTTTTCTTTAACTTGACCGACTGATCGTGTCCAGATTCTATTCCTGTTTCTCCTGTAGGGTCTAGAAATAGTGGCCAATCATCACCACCTAAATTCATAGTGGTTGATATTTCACAACTAAACCTATCTTTATGTCTGTGCAGCTCATCGCCTTTTTTATATATTCTTGCATATGTATAAGAAGGATACAATTTTAAACCAGTTGTTTTTTCCATTTGTGGTTGACATTTTAACATTAATGTTTCCATAGCTATGTCACTATAATGAGAGTAAGTGTTAGGAATTTGTGCATCCACGCCTTCATAACAACCAGAAGTTTGTTCATAGGGTGAAATATATTTATGTTGCAGAAAGGTGTCGTAAACTTGTTTTTTTATTCTAAAATAATTATATAAATACAAAGCTAAGTCTTTGCTGATAGCTTGTTTCACAATTTCATATTTATGTTTTTTAAACATCTTTGGCCATTTGTTTTGGGATTGCCTGTATGTTAAAGTGTATAAATCTAAAAGGTTCTTTTCCATGATCTACAGCAAATTCGTGTGCAAGATATCCTGGAAATAATATTAATGTTCCGGGTTGAGGTAGATAATGAACCAAATCATGTCCAGGCCAAACACCTTTTAAATTTGGTTTCATGTCTAGTTTTGTGGCTCGTGCTCCGGTTTTAGGTTCATGAAAAAGTGGAAACGAAGTTTGGTTACTACACTTTAAAAAATAAAAACCATTGACGTGAGTGTTCCAATGAACGTGTGCGGAATGATGTCCTCCACCTTTCTTTGCAAATTCTTGAACCCACAGCTGTTCAAAAAATGTTGTGTACTTAAAAAAATATATTTATACATAAAAATGTTGTGTACTTACTCATATCATATCCATGTTGATCTAAATATTGCCATGATTTTTCTCCAACATAATCTCTAAAATCAATAAAATTATTGTCTAACAGTAATGTTGTAGAATGATGACTAGTTCCAAAATCACCGTGTTTCTTAATGTGTTCTTTATTTCTTTTTTTAGCTTCTTTAATATACTTATTAGAAGAATGCGTTAATGATTTAACAAATTCTGGTTTCTGCTCTACCCAAATAGGAACGCTAAAATAGTTATAATTTTTCATACTTTCATTTTTATGTATAAATATATTTTTTTAAATAATCAAGTAAATTAAGTTTGTATTTTGTTTTTTCTATTGCATTCTGTTTTTTATAATTTAATTCTTTTATTAGAGGTATCCAATCTTTCTTCATGTTTTCTATACTTCTATAATTATTATACACTAGGGTAGGTATATCTGTTGGAGACCAGTTCATGCCTGCGGCTATACAATGCATCCCACCTCTTTGATCAAAATGAAAATCATGCATTTTATTATGAGCAATAGACTGAAACCCAACAAGATGGTCTTGTTGTAGAGTAATTAATTTATCGCACCATTGTTTATTAAAACAATGTCTCCAATATGGCGTATCATCTCTAACAGATAAAGCGTAATGCATTGCTACAAATTCAGAAAACTGTTTAAAAGTTTTCTTGCATCTGTAAGTAAAATTATCTTTTTCCCATTGAGTTACTTTTTCTCTTTGGAGGCTTCTAAGTAAATGCCATAAGAAGTCATGGACAGAAAATAATCCATTACTCTCTAAAGGTTCTATAAATCCAGCCGACAAACCAATTGCAACTACATTCTTAACCCATAGTCTATTGTGAATACCCACTCTCATTTTTATTTTTTTAAATTCTAAAGCTTCTTGACCTAAATGTTTTTTAAATTCTTTTAATGCTGTTTCATCATCTACAAACTTACTAGAATAAACATAACCTGTTCCAATTCTTGACCAAAGAGGTATGTTCCATACCCAACCATTTTGAATAGCGGTGCAGTTTGTATAGGGAACTAATTCTTTTTTTTTATTTTTATATTTTATTCTTGTAGCCCAGGCCGAATCATTCGGTAGCATATCAGCATAAGATTCAAAAGGTTCTTTTAAACTTTTGCCCAAAAGTAAAGATTTAAACCCAGTGCAATCTATATACAAATCCGCTTTATATTTATTGTTTAATGATTTTATTCCATTTTTATCTTGTTCAACAGATACAATATCATCAATTATATGTTTTACTTTTTTACAACGATTGTCTCTTAACCAAATGCCAAACTTTACGGCATCAAAATGAAATGCATGCTCTCGACTTGTGTCAAATTTATTTTGATTAACGTAGGCCATTTGTGTTGGAAAAATGCATTCTGCATAATCTGAATTAGATGTTTTTGGATTAGATAATTTTTTAAACCACCAATCATTTAAAAAAGCAGAATTATTTTCAATTTCAGGGAGACCAAAAGGATAGTGAAACTCTGATCTTTTTTTATAAAAATTTGTAAATTTAATTGATAATTTATAACTAGCATCAGTGTCTTTCATAAAGTCTTTGTCTTCTATTTTTAATAAACGAGTCCAATCTTTAATTCTTCCTAAAGTGCTTTCCCCTACACCTATACTAGATATGTTTTTTGATTCGATTAAAGTTATTTGATGTTGAGGTAGTTGAGACTGTAGGGTTGCTGCTGTCATCCAACCCGCACTTCCGCCCCCAACTATTATTATTTTCATTATAAGACCCTGTGCATTTCTGAAATAGGAAATTTTAAATTGTTTCCTCTTATATCGTGAAAAAAAGTTAATAAAGTTAGTCTGTCTTCAGAAACATTTTTATCATAAAAACCATCAACACCATGCCATTGAGAGCCGTCAAATATTACTATTCTATTAAAAACACTTTCAACCTCTACAGTTTTAATAAAACAAGAATTATTTTCTTTTAAAGCTTCGTAGTATTTTTTATCATAGTATTCTTCTTTTACTTGATAATTTTTACCTCCATTAAAAAAACTATTTTTTCGATATATAGAAGTTCCACAACCTTTGTGTTTTGATAGATAAACAATAGCTGTTAATTGGTGGTTAGAATCATTATGAACCCAACCTTGTTTTACATCTCCCTCACAAGGAACTTTTTGAAAATATTGCTGTGCTACCCAGTCCATGTTTTCAAAGTTACTAGGAAATATTAAACTCATAATTTTTTTAGTTGTATACTGAAAAAAATTTAAATTAATTTCATGCATTAAGTTTGTTCTTTCTCCAGGCCATTTACCTAAATCAGCATCTCTTGAAAAATTTAAACGTTCACTAAATTTAACCACTTGATCAGGGTTAGGAAAAAAATTATCAATTATATATGTTGGATATAACATTATTTAAAAGGATCTCCTACCTGCCAAGACACTAATGAATATCTTGTGCCCGATGTTACTGGTTTTACTCTATGCCACATGAAAGAAGGAAATATGATTATAGAGCCTTTAGGTAATTTATTATTAATTCTATGTATATGTTTGTATTCATCTCTCATATTAGGATTATAATTCCTAGAATCAAATTCAAATTCTCCACCTTCATATTCATTGCTGTTTGATAGTATACAAGACATAGACAGTTTTCTTATTTTATCGTCACGAGACTTTTTAAGAATAGTGTCTGTGTGCCACGTATAATATTGACCTATTTTATATTTTGTAAATTGACAGTCTTCTGAATAATCCCATTGAAAATTCCACCCTGCTTTTTTATTTGCTTCTATAACAAAAGGATGAATTTCTTTGTAAATCCAGTTTTCATTAAGCCAAACTATATTAGAATCTCTTACACTTTTTAATTTTTTTAAATCTTCTTTTGATAATTTTTTCTTTTCAAAACCACCAGTTACAGCTATGCTATCTTTTTGAGATAAGGAATATCTTACTACTTCATCACAAAATTTATTTGTTAAACCATTTTTAAAAACCCAATAATAAGCTGCTGAATCAGGACCATTCAAATTAGAAAGCATCATAAATTATAGTTTGTATAAAATTAAAATTTTTTTCTTGAAAAGAAGATATTTGATAAACAAAATTTACTGGAAAAAAAATAAAATTATTTTTTTTAAGTTCAATTACGTCGCTACATTTTACATCTTTATTGTCTGTGTATTGTAATCTAACAAAACAATTAGAAACATCTATGCCGTATAAAGCAACTAAGTTTCCTGTTTCTTCAGGGAAAGACGGACTTAATTGCCTTAAAGGCTTCGTAACTGTTTTAGATTTATAGTAATCTCCCCATGTGTGCATAAATCGCAAAGGTAGTTTGCATTGAACATGCATATATTCTATAATGTAAGAATTTAATTTATCAAAATCGTTTGAAGATCTAAATTTATTGTCTAATAAGTTTTCTTGAAAAAGTTTACTAATTAAAACATCAGGATTTATTTCAAATCCTTTAGGCATTTGAACCTTGCCTTTATATATGCTCGCCTCAAATAATTTTGTTTTCTCTATATT